GATCTGCTTCTGCGCAGCGCGCTGGGCAGGGGTCATGCCGCTGTACAGTTCTTCGCCAGGCAGACGGCTCATAAGCTTGTCTGCCGTGGTGATGTCGTAGGGGTTAATCAGGGGCGGCTTGTAGCTCAGAGTTTCATAGCCGCTGGCAGACAGAACCTTGCCGCCCTTGCGGGGATGCACGAAAGCAGCCATGCGGCGGTCGCCCTTCACCAGATCAAAGTCGATGCGCTCTGCCGTGGAAGTCTTCTTGTTGGTAAAGAAGCTGTCACGCATAAAGGTGTGGATCGGGGGTGCCAGTCTCACAACCTCTTCCAGATAACGCGGATCATAAATGCTTACCGTATTAGGCATATTTTCTTCCTCCTTCCTTTACTTCAGGAAAATGCCGATGTTGCGGAATGCCACTTCCAGAGAAGCGGCGGTGACGCCAGTTTCCAGCGCCAGGCGGTCAGCGAAGAACTCACCCGTCAGATAGATCACAGCTTCTTCGTCAGCCTTGAAATCCTCGGTGGCAATGCCGTACAGGGCGGCCACGCCGTCGCTCTTGCCGACGGGCGACACCTTGTCGGTGCTGCTATCCAGCTTGACCGGTGCGCCCACTTTCAGATCAGCGCCAGCCTTCTTCACCGCCGTGGTAACGCGGATGTCGGTGCCCGCCAGCAGGTATTCCGGCGAGTAGGAAAACTTTTTGACCTCCAAATCCATGCTCATGGTTCTTCCTCCTTACTGCTTCTTGCTGACCGCACGCAGGGCATCCAGGTAGATGTCTGTCTGCTGGTTGCCGGGGTCAACGCTGTTCACGCTGTTTGCGCCGCCGCTCTGTGCGTCGTCATGCAGGCCTTTGATCTTGTCCTCTGCCTGCTTACGGGCAAACTTGGCAACTTCCTTGGCGTACTGGGTGGCATCCATGGGATGCTCACCGTACAGGGCATCCTGCATGGTCTTTTCCATGCCAGGCATGGTCATGTCCTGAATGTCCTTGATACGGGCACGCTCACGGTTGATGGCATCCACGGCGGCGTCCTTTTTGATCTCGTTGACCATATCCGGGTACGCCTTCACCAGGTCGTTCTTGTTTTCGATAGCCATTGTTTTTTCCTCCTGTGTTCCGGTCTTTCCCGGATTATTTGCGGAATTAGAAAAGCCGCCGGGCTGTTTGCCCATGCGGCTTTTTACGAAATCAGGGGCCTTATCAAACGGCAGGCCCATCCCGATGCTGTTTACGAACAGCACACCGTTTCTGTTTTCGACAACTGCATCCGATTCTTCATCGTCCACTTCGTCGATGAAGCCGTTCTCCTTTGCCTGGGCGGCTGTCCACCAGTTCGTTTCATCCATCCACTTGCCGCACTGATCCGTACTCTTGCCGGTTTTCTTGGCGTATAGTGCAACGATGTTTTCGCGGATGGTGTCCAGCGCTTTCAGACAATCGCGCATATCTTCTGCTGTCAGGTAGTCGCAGACGCCCATGCTGGCAGGATGGATCATGTAGCAGCTATCCGCCGCCGCAATTACCTTGTCTGCATGGCAGGCAATGATCGTGGCCGCGCTGGCGCAAAGGCCGTCGATGTGAACCGTCACCGTCGCGCTCGACCGTTCCAGCTGGTTTCCGATGGCCTGCGCAGCGAACACGTCGCCGCCACCGCTGTTGATGTACACCGTAATTTCCTGCACATCGCCCAGCGCGGCAAGATCGTCCGCAAACTGCTTCGGCGTAACTTCATCGCCCCACCAGCTGCTTTCGGAAATATTGCCGTAAAGCAGAAGTTCCGCTTTCTGGCCGTCTGCCAGATTGCGGAACTTCCAGAAACAGTTATTCGTTTTGGGTGTCTGCGGGTTTCCCGCCTGATTCACGATTCGGTTCGTTCCCTTTTGGGGTGTTTCCTTCATTCGCAATGTCGTCCACCTCCTTTTTCATTCTTGCTTCAATGACACGCTGGCGGATATTCGCTGCATAGCTACCGCCGTTCATGGTCGCGGTTTCCTGATCCGCCGTCGAGAAGCCCGCTGCAACGCGCTTCACAGCAGCGTCTACTTCCTGCACCGGGTTCAGGTTGGTTCGCGCCGGTCCATTCCATGTGCAGGATGTATACGCTTTTCGGATTGCCGGATCATCAAAGAAACCCGGCGCTTTTACTCGTCCGGTCGCAACAGCTTCCGTCAGCCATTCTTCATAGATAGGCTGGCAGAAGTCGTCCACAAACCAGCTTCTTTGCATATCGCAGGTGCGCCAAAATTCGTTCAGTGCACCACGCGCCGCGCTGTAACTCGTCGTGAACTGCTTCATCAGCACTTCACTGGGGATTTCCAGTGCCGCCGCAATCTGCTTGATGATAGCGGCAGAGAATGCATCAAAGCCCGTGTTCGGGTGCTTCGGGTCTGCAAACTCCACCTTCTCGCCTTGGTTCAGGTCGATGATTGCACCAGACCCCAGCTCAATTGTGCCACGGTCTGCCGCATCGATCTGCTGGTTCGGCGGGATCACCTCGCCCAGTGGACGGCCAATGGACGGGTTATCTTTTGTGATAAACACCGTAAACATCGCCGAAATGACTGCAGCTGTGATCTCAGCATCCGTGTATCGTCCAAGCTGTTTCAACGCTTCCAGTACCGGTGCCAGCAGCGGCACGCCGCGCCGCTGCCCGGAACGTTCCCGGTTCATGATGTGCAGGATGTTTCTGCGTCCTGTGGTTTCACCGTAGGCTTCCACACGCTGCCATTTCAGCGGTTCCGGCAGAGCGTACAAACTTGCCAATGGGTGCTGATTGCAAATCCAGTAAGCAATAACCATACCGTTGCCGTCCGTCTCTACGCCCTGCACAATGCTTTGCACGGACACGTTATCCACCACACACGGTGCCAACCGGTCATCCTGATCCGGGCTGCACACCCGGTCACCTTCGATCAGCTGCACACGCAGGTCATACGGCTGTCCAACATTGTGCCGCATCGGCAGCACAGCAAAAGCATCACCGTTCATCATGTAGGCAAGGAAGGCCAGCTGTTGCAGCTTGTAGAAATTATCCACCCGGTCAGCATCGCAAAGCGGGCTGTCTGCCCACAGTGAAAATTCCCGGACGATCTGCGTTTGCAGGTCATTCGCCTGCTCCGGTGTCATGTTCAGAAAGTCCGCGTCAATCTGCGGTGATGGTGTCAGGCCGCTTGCAACAACATTTGTGCGCATCGTTTTTAGTGCACCGGTTGCAATTGGCACTCCCATGTAAGCGTCGCGGCTTCTTTCGCGCAGCGTTTTGAGGTTATCTTCGATATCCTCTTTCGCGCTGCCGCCAGCAAATAGCCAGCCGCGCATGGATTTCTTGGTCGTACTCGCGCCGTAGTTCCCGTAGCCGGAATTGATAAAGCGCAGGCTTTCCCGTGCCGCCGCCCGGCGCAGGGCGTGTTCCGGGGCAACAGCGGCAATTGCACGATCCATGAGGTTCATTTTTGCCATGTCGCCCTCCGTCAGATGTCACGCGGCACAAAGCGGTACATTCGGTTGCGCCCGCTCTGTTCTGCCGCTTCCAGCTCTTTTACCTTGTTGTTCCAGTATTCGATTTCACCGCGAACCGTATAGAGGTCAGCGCGGGTCAGGCGGCGGTCGCCAATGGAGTAACCCTGTCCGCTGGCGATTTTTTCTTCCGCTTCCATCCAGGTTTGAAGTTTTGCTTCTGCCTGTTCCAGCGTAATTCCTGCCATTTATCCAATACCTCCCGATACAATTCTTCGTCCTGCTGGATGCTGTACCACCGGCATTTCCGTTTCCGCGTCCGGATCTTCCAAAACAGGGTTTGCAATTTCCAGTGCAGCCAGTGCGTAATCTCGGCAGTCCAACGGCTCGTTGCGGTGATAGTTCGGGTCTTTCAGCTCCCACGCTGTCGTGGGTCTGCCCTTCTTCCAGCGCACGACCTGCTTCTCTGCTGTTAAGCCTTTGAAGTAGGTTTCGTCATACCCTGCCGCTTCATCCAGCGGGAAGTGGCAGTAGTTCGGACCCGGTGTCTGAACGTTCAGACGTTGGTACACCATCGTCTTGCCGTTATCAACACCGATGGTGTACAGCGGCACGCCTACTCGGTTTCCGGTTGACGGTTTCGACACGAACACCGTTTCCACGCCGCCGCGTCCCTTGATGGCATAAAGGTGCCGCTGCCAGCGTTCCAGACAGAAACGATAAACTGCGTCCGTATGGTGTCCGCCGGTGTCCATTGCTGCCGCAAGGATGTTCAGCACCACGCCGTCTTCCCTTCGCCAGCGGGTTTGCAGGAACTTGTCAAGGTCTTCCCAAATCTGAGGTTTAAGTGGGTCGCCATATATCTTCTGATATCGAATGCCCCAGCTTTCCTTTCCAACTCCCCAGCCCACAAGTTCCAGCTCGAAACGATCATCCTGAACGTCGATGCCGCAGGTCAGCACCAGCACGCCAGCCGGTACAGTTGCCGGGTACATTTCGCGGCGGCTGTACAGCGCCATATCGTCCGCACTCTCGCCGCGCTCTTCCCATGTTTCCCCAAGTTTGGTGTTGACCCATGCCTTCATCAGCTCGGGGTTGCCATGATCCAGTGCTTCTTTCGCGGAAAGAAATTCCGTGACGATGCCAGACCATGCGCAGAATGACGATGCTAGAACGTTCAGGTGAAATCCGCGCACCTCCCGTTCCGGGTGCAGCGCAACGTACTTTCCCTTCCTGCCCTGTGCTTTCCAGCGATATTCACCAGCAATGCAGCCGCAGTATTCGCACCGGTACTGCACACCGCCGTGCGGCCAGTTTTCCCGGTCGAAAACCACATTTGCCCAGACCAGTGGTTGATACTCTCCGCATTCCGGGCACGGCACTGTCCACTCTTCCATCGTGCTTTCCAGCCAGGCTTTTTCAATCCTGCTGGTGCCCTTTATGGTTGGCGTGGAGACAAGCACCGTTTTCTTGTCCCAGTATGTTGTCTGGCGGGTTCTTGCTAGCGTCAGCGGGTCGCCCTCGGTGCCAGCCGATGCCGGATATCTGTCCACCTCGTCTGCCAGAACAAACTTGATCGGTCGGGATGCAAGCCCCGCCGGGCTGTTTGCTCCAACGATGGTGACGTGTCCACCCGGAAATGCTTTCTGCATGATCGTATTCCCGGAGAAGCGGCTCTTGGCATCGACCTTTTTTCGCAGTTCTGGGGTGTCGCGGATCATGGGTGCCAGACGGTCTTTGGAAAATGTTTGTCCCATTTCTACCGTTGGCTGCATTACCAGCGTCGGTGCTGGGGTGTAGTCAATCGCATATCCCAGTGTGTTCAGGATGATTTCCGTCTTCCCGATCTGGGATGATGTCTTGACCACCACCATGCGGATATGTGGATCACCAATGGCATCCATCACGGCGCGCTGATACGGCGCATTGTCCGTGTGCCACCGCCCCGTTCCCGCGCTGGCTTCCGGCGACATTCTTCTGTATTTATCCGCCCACTCGCTGACCGTCAGTTTCGGCGGTGGTTTCAGTTTCAGCAGCACCCGGGCAAACAGTTCCTTCACTTCCGGGGCTACCTCTACAGTCTTCCTTTTCTTTGTCATGGTTCACGCACCTTGGCAGCGGGCAATACACCTGCTGCTCATTCAGTTCGTACCCCCATTCACAGCCAGCGCACGGGTTTTTATCCCGTGTCTTTTTCTTCCGCTTCTTCATTTGCCCCATCCTCCGGTTCTGCCAATGCTTCTTCGGCGTGGCTCAGAGTTTCCAGAGCTTCTTCCAGCTCCGCTTGGATCAGGTCTTGCACCTGCTGTTCGTCGCCTTCCAGTGCTACAACGGCGGGTGCCAGTTTTTGCGGCAGTGCCAGAATACGGGAACGAAAGTTCATCATCATAGCGGAGTAGGCTTTTTCCACATCGCCCACTTCCAGAAGTTCAGCCTTCCTTACCCGGTTTTCCGTTTCTGCCGCAATTCTTTTTTCTTTTGTCAGCTTGGCTCTTTCATCATTCAGGTCGGCTTTGCTCCCCGCGCCAATGTACTTGATGTAGCGCGTCATGGTGTCCACCAGATCATACAGCCCCGGTCTCTTTTCCCGGATCACGCCTTCATCTCTCAACTGCCGTACCCGGCGTTCCGTGAGGTTTAGGTGTTGTGCCACAACCTTACTTGTGTAAAGGGTCATTGTCTGCATCCTCTTCCGTTTCGTCCGGCACATCGAATGCGCCAATCGCGCGGGCCTTTGCAAATTCTATCCGCTCACGTTCCAGTTTCATGCGGGCTTCGGTTTCCTCTGCCTGCTGTAGCTTTCCGATGATTGTTGCAATTCTGCCCTCCACCTTGTTCAAGGCTTCCTGCAAATGCATCTTTCTGGTGAACGCGCTCTCCTTCGAGTACATGCCCATGTTCTGGTTTGCACCGTCTTGTTTCGCGCCGTTTACCTTTCCCGGCACTCGCATATCAAGCAGCGTGCTGATGTATAGTTCATCTTGATCCGCGTTTTCCAGCGCGGTGATTTGGCTGAGGATTCTTTTTTCCTGAACTTTCAGAATGCCCAGTTCTTCCCGAAGGGCTTTAACAGCGGTCTTCGGCGTTTTGTCCATGATGAACTTTTCATCATCCGTCAGCTGATCGAAGAACACCGCTGCATAGCCGCCGTGTTTCTGGGCGTTCTTATTTCTGGGCGGGGCACCGCCGCCGGGGTTTCCCTCTGCGTTCTGGTTCCCAGGCTGGCCGCCACGTTTCTTTTTGGGCGGCACTTCCAACTCGTCCCACTTTTCCTTGGACTTCCACCGGCGCACCGTGTCATAGTTCACGCCGATATCTTCTGCCAACGCCGCAAGATTCACCGCGCCGTCTTCTCGCATACGGCGTAGGTATTCTTCGCGGGCGGCATCTTTCTTGTCGCTCCGCCTGGGCATTGTGCATCCTCCAATAAAAAATGCCCCACCGGGCGCACCCGGCAGAGCATTATATTTTGCGGGTCGCTTACGAATTGTAAGCTGCTCTGTATAACAAAAGCCCCACGGCATCGCTGCCGCCGGGCTTTGTCTAAAATCCACTGTACCGATTATAGCAGAAAATCAGTATCATGGAGTATCATCTTTTGCCTTTCCGCCTTTTTTGACCCCGGGGGACTTTTTTTCCAGGGGTCTGCCGGAAATGGAAAATTTGCATTAAAATCTAGCGAACTTTTGCGCTGTTGGACCCGCTAATTAGCGCAGGCGCGCGCGC